CCTGACCGTGCACATGATCGTAAAATTTTTTTCAGCCTCGGAGTCAGCATGGGCCAGCCGGAGCCAGCCGCAGAGTGGGTAGCCACCGATCGCCTGATCCCGTGGGAGTCGAACCCTCGCCGCAACGACCACGCCGTGGAGCAGGTCGCCGCCTCCATCGAGCGCTTCGGCTTCGCATCGCCCATCATCGCCCGACCTGGTGGCGAGGTCATCGCCGGCCACACCCGGCTGAAGGCGGCCCAACAGCTTGGGCTCGAGGAGGTGCCCGTGCGATACCTCGACCTGACCGACACCGAGGCCCGAGCGCTCGCCATCGCCGACAACCGACTCGGTGAACTGGCCGACTGGGATGACGATGGCCTCGCCGAGGTGATGCGGTCCATCCAGGCTGACGGTGGCGACCTTGGTGATCTGGGCTGGGACGACGAGGCGCTCGCCGAAGCGCTGGGCGATGAGCCAGCCCCACCCGCCGACGACGAAGCGCCCGAGGTGCAGGCCGAGGTCCACAGCAAGCCAGGCGAGGTATACGAACTCGGGCCGCATCGGCTCATCTGTGGCGACTGCCGCAGTGCCGAGGATGTCGCCAGGTTGCTCGATGGTGCCTCGGTGAATGTGGCGTTCACATCGCCACCCTATGCGAGTCAGCGTAAGTATGACGAGAGCAGCGGGTTCAAGCCCATCCCGCCCGACGAATACGTCGACTGGTTCGAGGCCGTACAGGCCAACGTGCGCCAGCATCTGGCCGATGATGGCTCGTGGTTCGTCAACATCAAGGAACACTGCGAAGACGGGCAGCGGTCGCTGTACGTGAAGGACCTGACTATCGCGCACGTTAGGCGGTGGGCATGGCGGTTCGTTGATGAGTTGGTGTGGGCTCATGGCGGGCTGCCCGGTGCGTGGCCTAACCGGTTCAAAAATGCGTTTGAGCCGATCTTGCATTTTTCCCGATGTGCCGGAATTGTGTTTAATCCATCAAAGGTCGCACACTCATCCGATGCCTGCTTTCATGGGAACAAGGAAGGCAAGCGGGTGGGCGCACATGGCAAGGTAGACGGTAAGATTGGATGGTCAGGTAATGACGTCGACCGTGAGGCGGGGCTAGCACTCCCATCGAACGTGTTGAGAATGCCCAACACGCCAGCATCAAGGCAAGGCACGGAAGGGCATGGTGCAACCTTCCCGCTGGGTCTGCCAACATTCTTCATCAAGGCATTCTCCGACCCCGGTGATGTCATCTTCGACCCGTTCCTCGGCAGTGGTACCACGCTCATCGCAGCCGCCCAGCATGGCCGGATAGGGTACGGTGCGGAGTTGTCGCCTGGGTACTGCGATGTCATCCGACGCCGCTGGACCCGATACGCCACCGAGCACAGCATCGACCCAGGCCCAGGAGCGCTCGATGGGTAGACCCTCGAAGCTCACCGAGGAGCGGCGCCGCACCATCGTCGGCGCACTCCGGGCCGGTGCCACTTGGGACATCGCCTGCCGCCTCGCCAAGGTGCACCGCAGCACAGCGCACCGTTGGGCAGCCAAGGGCAGCCAAGCAAAGTCCGGGGAGTATCGCGACTTTCACGACGAGGTAAAACACGCCGAGGCGGTGAGCGCTGTGGGCGGGCTGCAAGTCATCCAGGCAGCAGCCAAGGACGGCACATGGCAGGCCGCAGCCTGGCTACTCGAGCGTCGCCACGGGTACCGCCGAGACGCCACGTTCCATGTCGAGCCGCCCCCTCCGAAGGTCATCGAGTCACCCGCCGACGAGTCACCCGAGCAGTACTACGCTCGCCAGCTCGCCGACGCTGAGAAGGCTGTCGCCGACGCCCGAGCAGAGGGTAGCTACCAGGCTGCGGTCAATGGCCAGAGGATGGCCATCGCACTTCGCGAGAAGCTCGACGCCGTGCGCGCCTCCGAGGCCGCAGACTTCGCGGTAGATGACGCCAAGGCAGTCGCCGACGAGATACGCGAGTTGCTCGCCATTCCAGCGATTGCGGCCCAGTTCAACCGAGATCGCGACTAGGGGGTATCATGTGGGTGGTGCGCTGGAAGACCTGGTGCCCATAGGAGACCAGTGAGCCTTGATCCCCGATCCCGCACGGGCATTCGTCGCCTTCGTTCGGTCGGGCAGTTGCTCCGCTTCCAGCCGTCGCTGCCGTTCGTGGAGTTCGTGGACGACCCACATCGGCTCGTCTTGCTTCGCGCCGCCAACCGAGCCGGAAAGACGCGCCACTGTGCCTACGTCGCTGCAAGGCGGGCAGTCAGGCGGCCAGGCTCGGCTGTCCGCGTCATCGGACCCACGAACAAGCACGCGCAGACCGTCCTCGGTGGGTACATCGCTGAGTTCGTGCGGCCGTACCTGGACCCACGCTCGTACCACATCGAGGGTGAAGGGTGGAACGGTGGTCGAGAGAAGACGGCGAGGCTGGCCAACGGGTCGTACATCGAACACTTCTCGCTCGAGGACAAGGTCCTTGCTCACTCAGGATCTAGTCGCTCTCTGATTGTGATGGATGAACCGCCGACACAGACACACTACACCGAGAATGTCGCCCGCATCATCGACCAGCCTGACGGGCAGCTTGTCATCGCTGCGACGATGGTCAATCAGCGCGTCGAGTGGCTTCGTAAGATGGTCGAAGGAGGGGATACCAGTCCCACCGATGGCAGGACAGTCCATGAGACAGGCTGGGTGCAGTACGTCGCCCAATTCCGGCGCGAGTACGTGCCTTGGATGGACGAGGAGCAGGTAGAATTCTGGTTGGCGACGATGGACGCCTCGCCATGGCAGAAGGCCCAGCGGGTCGAGGCGACCTGGGATGGAGGGGTCAGCGACGAGCGGCGCTTCTCCGCCTTCACCGAGGACAATGTCAGCGATGTCCTTCCGTCCGGAAAGCTCGGTATCTGCCTGATGATGGACCACGGCGAGGTTGCTGGCCGACAGATCGGCGGCCTCCTGCTCTATCGAGGATCTCGCGGGTGGATGATCGATGAAGACTGCCCGAACCATCCGACCGACCCAACCGAAGACGCGCACCGCTACTTGGCACTGCTCCGCCGACATGGCATCGATCCCACCAACGTCGACGTCGCAGTGGGCGACATCAACACAGCAGGCAAGGGCGCGTCAGGACTGCGGGTGAATGAGCTCATCATGAAAGCGATGGCCGAGATCCTCGGTCGACAGACTGCGCCGTTCAGGATTGTCGGTCCAGACAAGACGCCTGGGTCAGTCGATTGGGGCCAGCGGATGGTCAACTACGCCAGCCGTCGCGGACATCTGACTGTACACCCACGGTGCCGGCGGATATTGCAGATGATGCGCCACTGGAACGGCAAGCGCACGCTCGGATCCGAGATGGGAGAGATGGCCCACGCGGCCGACATGGTGCGATACGGCATCACCGCCTCCCTGGGCAAGGTGCCAGTGTACGCGCGACTTCGGATCAGGTGAGTTGCCTTGGGCAGGTCGCACCGATAGAATCACTCCATGTCTATCTACCACGGCCCTCCGACCACTAGCGTATCTGATGAGACTGTACTGCGCTGGCGAGAGCAACAACGTCGTCGACGCATGCTCGAGGGGATGTGGGATGAGGACCTGAAGAGGCACCTCGAACGCGAATACGGCCCCGCTCGGGTGCGGTCGCTCGGTCGCCGAGACACAACCAAGAACCTGGCACGCTCGACTGTCAGCCAGCTTGCGACGCTATATGATGACCCGCCTATCGTCCACCACGCCGACGCCGCAGCTGTCGACAGGATGGTCGCCATCATCACCGAGGCCGGATTGTGGCAGAAGGCCCAGCATCTCGCGATGCTGACCGTCGGCTGTCGTGAGTGCTTCTTGCGGCTGCATGTCTACGGCGATCCCGATGCAGCTGCGCTACAGGTGCGGGTTGTCCCTGCTGACCTCACCGAGGCGTTCTCTCACGGTGACACGCCAGACGTACCCTACCGGGTCGACGAGTACCGACCGCGCGAGGTCGATGGGAAAGAAATCTGGACCCGTGACGTAGTGTCCATCGAGGGCAGCGTCGGAGCGTACCGCATCGAACAACTCGACGGATACGACCTCTCGCTAGCCTTCGACGGCGTGGCGAGCGGCAAGGCATACCCGTACGCCGATGCTGGGGGAGCGCCGGTGCTGCCCTACGTGCTGTACCACGCGCTCGATACGGGTCGACTGTGGGATACGTACCGAGGTATCGAGCTGTTCGACGGCTCGCTCAAGGTCGCAGGTATGTGGACCCAGTGGGGCTCGGTAGTCAAGGACGCTGGCTGGCCGCAGCGGGTGCTCCTGAACGGGCGCCTCCAGGGCGCCACAGTCACCGCAGACGGTGACGCTTATGTGACCACCGCCCCGAACTCGGTGCTCATGGTCGAGTCGCTGACGCCTGGCGCAGGCACCCCGAGTATCGCGCAGTGGTCGCCAGGCGGTGACCCCGAGAGCCTGGGCAACGCCATCAGGGACTACGCCGCAGACCTCGCATCTGAGTTCGACCTCGACCCGGCTGACATCCAGCGCAGCCACACCAGCGCCCGCTCGGGCTACGCCATCAGCGTGACCCGCGACGGTCGACGCAAGGCGCAGGCCCGATTCGCTCCCAGCTTCTCGCGCTCCGATGCGCAGACGCTTCGGGTCATCGCGGTGTTGTGGAATCGCCACACCGGCGACACCCTGCCTGAGACGGGCTGGTCGGTCGAGTATGCCGGGATCCCGCTGTCGATGGAGGAGCGTCGTCTGCTCGCCGACGAGCACGGCATGAGGGCAGAGCTCGGAGTCACCAGCAAGCCCGCTCTTCTCGCCAAGCTGGACGGCATAACTGTCGACCAGGCACGCAACCTGCTACGCGAATATGCCAGTGATAACGCAGAGTTCGGAGGACTGAATGAGTGACGGCGAGGAGACCATCAGCAAGGCCGAGCACCTGCGCAGGCTGGCGCAGAAGCAAGATCGGATCAAGGATCTCGAGACCCAACTGGCCAGCGCTGACACCGCCAAGCTTGAGTCCGAGCTGAAAAAGGCCACCCGCCGAGCCGAGCGTTTCGAGGCGGATGTGGAGCGCATCACCGGCGAATTCAGCGAGTTCCGCAGCCTTACCGAGCGCACGCAGACGCTCACCGGTGCCGGCATCACCGATCCCGACGAACAGGATCTGGTCCTGTACCGATATGGCCGGCTTGAGGCAGATGGCCGCCCTGTGCTGGCTGACTACCTCGCCAAGGATGGTGCTGGCCGTTCCGACGCCATCCTTTCGCGCCTGACCTGGGCAGGGGCGCCTGAAACGCGAAGGGTCACAGCCAACGGGGCAATCACCCGCTCCAGCCCCGCAGCCGGCACCGGTGACCGGCTAGCCGTCTTCATGGCCAAGCCGGCCAGCTATCGGGTCTCAGAGGAAGGTCGCGAGGAGTGGGCCGCTATCAACGACAGTTGACGGACTACGCCTGATCGTGGTAGTGCTTCTAGTACATCCAACGGCTGATCGTTCCAGGATCGTAAACCTGCGTAGAGGCCACCCCCAAACCGGGAACTCTACGCATGGCTATCCTGTACTCCGGCCTCGAAACCGGGAATCACCGAATCGCAGCGGGCCTCGACCAAGGCCTGCTCACGTCGCTCACTGACATGGCTTGGTTGGGCTCTCCCGAGCTCGGCGCCATCGTCGACGGTGGCCTGGTCAACGGCACTGGCTCCGATACTGGTCGTATCCGGCTGGCTGGCCTCGGTGGCGCGGACCACTTCGCGTCGGTGGCAGAAGGATCAGAGTCTACCGATACTGCGGTCGGAATGGCCATCGCCGACATCGCGGTAGCTCGTGGCGCGCTGGCCCGGAACCTCGGCGACATTGCCCAGGGCACTGGCACTTCGGGTGACCTCGATCCCGAGAAGCTCGCGGCCGACATGGTCGCCGGCTACCGGGGATACTACAATTCGCTGGTGTGTACTGCCATCGCGGGCGCCAGTACGGACGTCGGCACTTCGGGTGTAGACGCTTCGGTCGACGACTTCTACGACGGTGTGTACACGCTCGAAATCGGCGGCGTCACCGGCCCGTATTTCTGGCTTGGCCATGGGCGCCAGTTCGCCGACTTTCAGGAGAGCCTGCGTGCCGAGGGTGGAGCAGCGCAGTTTGCGCCTGCCACCCTGGAAATGCTCAAGATCGCCGGCCAGGGTATCGCTGGTGAGTTCATGGGCGTTGTCTTCGTGAAGTCTTCGGACGTCACATCGTCCGGCGGGAATCGGCACGGCGCCATGTTCGGATACGGCGCCATCGGCATGAAGCGGATGGTTCCCACTCCGGCGATCGGCGCGGGTACGTCGCTTGCTGTCAGGATGGATGAGCTCATCGTCGAAATTACTCGGGACGCCTCAAAGGGCCAGACCGAGATCGCTGGCAACGCGTATGTCGGCGTCGGGATCATCGAAGACGCACGAATCGTCGGGTTCGTCACCGACGCATAGGAGCATCATGCAGGCCATCCGCCAGCCATCGCCAACAGGGCTCGCGCCTATCGGACTCTCCGAGGAGCGACTCCCCGAGAAGCCCAATTCGAAGTTCGTTCTTGCTCATCCTCCTGGGCAATACGAGTTCGTCGCTGGGCAGTGGTTGCCGGTTTTGAAGCATCTGGTGCTTCGGCCTGGCGTCAATGGCGTTGTCGAGCCGGAGAAAGGTGGCCACGCCAACTACTTCGGCCGACTGGTGCGAGATGGGTGGACCATTATCGACCCGCTTCCAGCTGGCGGCGTGCTCGTCGCCGACGACGACGGACAGATCGAGGCGGCCGATGGCTACCTCATCCCCTGGCCTTGCCAACGGGGGCGTATGAAGGGCACGTACTACTCCGACGTGTGGTCCACACCCACGGTCCTCGGTAGGGGGGAGCGAGCGAGTGTGAGTTGGCACTTCGACCGAGCGGGCTGGAACGCCTGGCGAGCGCAATTGGTTGGGTCTGGCAAGATCCCAGCCCCTCGCCCCGCTGATGTCGGCATCAAGATCGCCACGCAGCGCAAGAGATCAGAGCGCCAGATCGCTGGCGCTCACGATGGGGCGCCTCACATCCAGGCGAAAGTCGAGGCCCATCAGGCCAGGCTGACGGAGATGGAGGCATCGGCTGCGGCACTCGCGCCACCGAAACCAAAGCGCCGCAAGCGATCCGCCAAGCGGCCAACGCCTACGGGGGTGTAGATGCCGACCGAAAAAGAATCTCGCGCAGCCATTGATCGGCTGGCAAAGAGAATGAAGGACGCGTCTGGAGGTCGGACGACCTTCGATCAGGCTCGTGAGCGTGCGCGTCAAACTGCAATCAGACACGACCGGCGGAATAGCGGATAGCTGACATCGCCGGTGCTGGGGCCGACGTTGGCCCTGTAGGAGACTCCTATGGCACTCATCTCTCGACTCGGGTCACTCAGCAGCGTTTTCCGCAAGCCGATAGCGGCTGTTGGGTTTGTGGTCCGCACCTCGGCTCGGACCGCAGTGACCTCTGACCCAGTCATCATCACCGGGTCAGGCGATCCTGACGATGACGATGGCAACCCGATCGGCTCGCTATACCTGCGGCAACTGGGTGGAGCTGGCTCGACGCTGTACGCCAAGACAGCTGCGGCAACCTGGACTGCGATGACGGGCAGCTGATGTCGCTGGTCCTACGCCATGCCTTGCCCCGCAGCATTGAGCGCGGGGTGGCCAATACCCTGACCGCCGACGTCTACGACGCGGCTGGATCTCAGCAGACTGCCTCGGCTGGCACGCTGACCCTCTACGCCGGATCCAAGCTGATCCTCGATGGGGTAGCTGTGACCTCGGCAGGATCTCCGACGAGTCACACCCTGGCGGCTGGCTCGACCACCGGCGAGGGCCTCTCCGACTCGTGGCTCGAGGTGTGGTCGCTGACCATCGGCGGCACGGTGTACACCTTCCGCCGAGACGCCTACCTCGTGCGGCATGTGCTGTATCCGAGCATCACCGACACCGACCTCATCGGGCTACATAGCGACCTCGCCGCGCTCCGTGACTCGGACCAGTCGAGCTACCAGACACAGCGCGAGGCAGCCTGGACCAGGGTGCAGCGACGTCTCATCAAGGCAGGTCGTCGCCCAGAGCTTGTGCTGAACTCTTGGGCCCTCGCCGAGTATCATCTTCTCTTGACATTGCAGATCATCTTTGCCGACTTCGCGCTATCCACGGGCGACGCGCGCTATTCGCAGATGTCAGCAGAATACCGTGACGCTGCGAAGGCTGAGTTCGACGAGTTGCCGCTGCGCTACGACGCTGACGAGGGTGGCACTGAGGACGATGGCGATCGAGCCGCGGCCGAGCCTGTGACCTTCCTCTCACAGCCCTGGGGCTACTGATGGCCGCGAAGACAATCGCTCAGGTCATCAGCGCAGTTGAGGCGGCGCTTGTTGCCTCTCCATCGCTTGGGCTGACTCTGATCGACAGTCGCCAGGGCATCACGTCGGCGACCAGGTCGCACAACAGCGTCTCTGTACGGCGTGCAGCCACCGCGAATCTTGACCTCTACCGCGACAAGACCAGAGCTCGAGTCGAAGATGCCATCGCAGTCGATCTGAAGTGGCGTCTCGCACCGAAAGACCAGGGTGATTCGGACATCGCTGCGGGGAGCAAGGAAGAAGCCATCATCAACCGGCTCACTGGTCCAGAGCTGGTGGCATACCATCCACGATTCGTGGATGTGCAGCCTGACCCCGCCAAGTCAGGCGGAGGCTGGCAGACCATCACCATCACCATCGCGATCACCCGCGATCAGCAGGTAGGAGCCGGATAATGGCCCAGGACTTCTCGGCCATCCGGCCGCCCTTTACGCGGAATTTTGCGATCGCGACGACGGCGACAGCGGTCGTTTTGCCGCCTAACGCGAGAAAAGTATCCATCTCCGGAAGTGGATCGATGCTCATGGCCTACGCCGGCACTGATGGAGTCGCGCTCGGGTCAGGCGTCGGGTACTTTCTGGCCGCCTCGCAGAGCTACGAGGGGGCGCCTGCGGATCCGCCCGGCGGATCTCGCGCGCTTGGCGGCAAGTCCATCTATCTTCAAGCGTCGACGGGTACCCCGACGGCGTACCTGGCAGTCGAATGACTGCCGCCCTGCCAGATGTCGTCGACCGTCTCGCTGATGTGGCGCTACCCGCGCTCAGGCGAGCGTCACCCGTCGACACTGGCAAGCTCTCGCGGTCGTGGGCGCTGACCTCAGAGGGGTTCTCGTCGTCAGCGCCGTACATGCCCTTCGTGATGGCCACCCAAGCCGCTCGAGTTGTCGAAGACTCCATCGCCGACGTCATCCCGGCCTTCGAGGCTGACACTGTCGCGCTCGTTGAGCGGGCAACCGAATCACTGTGAGAGAGGCACATGGAAACCATCATCAAGACCAAGCGGGACGGCCAGATTGTCCTGAAGGATAACGGAGGGGCAAACACCCTAGTTGTGGCCTTCGAGCAGGGTGACCTGAACATCGGCATACCTGGCACAACGATCGTAAGCACCCTGGACCGCGGCCGGTTCGGTGCAACCCCGAGTCTGCGGGCGGGCGATGATCAGGCCTGCACATTCAGCTTCACGGCCTACCTTCGTGATCTGTCAGACGCCGCAGAGGCCACGCTTGAGGACCTCATCAGCGGGCGGAACGGGAAGGCCGCCGACTGGGTATCGACGCAAGGCGCCACCGCCGACGTCTTCGCGCTGACGCTCCAGTGGTCTATCGCCGGTGCGGCCCTCGGTGGCACTGACCATACGCTGACGCTGAATCACTGCGTGGTCACCGGTAGCTTCTCAGAGGGAGACCCGAGCACCATCAGCATCACCGGAACCGCGTACGACCTCTACCCGACGGTGACTTGATGAAGCGCAGAGCCACCGAGCGCATCGTGCCCGAGTTGTCTAACTACGTCACCCTAGACGTCGACGGGCAGCCTCACCCTATGCGGATACCCGACGCCATCGCGGGGCTGTCTGCCTTGCGTGGCATCGGCTCGCGGCGCCTGGCGATGCTGGGCAGCCTCGACCGCTCGGTGCCTTCGATGGTGCTGGCGCTGTTGGAGCAGACAGGCCCCGAGGTACTCGGCGCACTGTGCTACCTCATCGGCGTGGCCTGGCGGCACCCTCACCTCGACCTCGACACCGACACTAGCACCCGACGCGACACCATCACCATCGGGCGCGATGTCCTCGTCGAACTAGAAGACGGCGGGTACACCATCGAGCAGGTGGTCACGATGGGCGCGGCGCTCGTCGGGCACTGGTCGGAGCGCAATGCAGCCGGGGCGGCAGCATTGGAGCGTGCTGATTTTTTCGGACAGACGAAGGCTTCGCAGAACTCCGAGAAGTCGACCTCAACCTCCGACTCGGGGCCCACAGTCAACGGTGCATCCGAGACCTGACCCCAGCCACGCAAGTCGACCTCGTGGCGCATTGGATGGTGCAGATGAGTCAGGACAGGCCAGCACTATCGACGCCAGCGACCTACCACGACATGCTGAGAGCGCTGTCAGTGTCGCGAGGTGCTTCGCCAGGGAGGCGCCAAGCCAAGCCAAGCCCACAAGCCACAGCAGCGCGATGGGCGAACCGTACAGGCTCTGACCCTGCTGCTATCGCCTGGGCGATGGATCCGGAGGCCTGATGGGAAAGACCCTCGACCAGCTCAATGCAGAGCTGCGCACCATGACGCAGCGCCTGAAGGCTGCTCAGGCAGAGCTCCGTGACTACCGCTCCGAGGTCAAGCACTCAGCTCGGTCCACAAAGCAAGCGGCTCTCGACTTCGATGATGCAGAGCAGCAGCTGAATGGCTTCGGGGCGGCTCTGCGATCTGTGGGTGGCGACATCGGGCCGCTCGAGGACCTCGCCGATGCCTTCGGGAAGCTCGGGCCGGCTGGCTTCGCGGCTGCTGCTGGCGTCGCTGCGCTGGTGGCTGGCGCGTTCGCGGTGGCGAAATTCACCGAGGCCACCATCGAAGCCACCAGAGCAGCCGCCGAGCTACTCGATGAGTGGGACCATCCCGAGATCTTCGCCGACCAGGCCGACGCAATCAGCGACGCGAACCAGGCTCTTGACGATCTCGTTTTCGCAGGTCAGCGCCTCCAAGTCCTCTTCGCTGCGGGGATGAGCCCAGCAGTGACCGAGACGGTCGACAGC